TGCAGCATCAACGAGAAAGAAAAGAGCCGATACCAAGAAAGGTAAACAGTTCTCTAAACAACCAAAACGAATTGCTAAAAAAACAAGAAAGTACAGAAAGACCAGTTAAGGATATGAAGTTAGTTCCGGACGATTACAAAAGACGTACCTCATCTACAGTGCCTTTTGGCTATGAAGATGATGGACTAATAGATGGTTATTTAAAAGCTATCCCACAAGAAATATCAGTGCTGAAAGAAGTAGCTGAATCAGTTTATTTAGGTGAGATTAGTTTAGGTGTAGGTGTTGATTGGTTAGAAGCAGAAACCGGTAGGTCTATGTCTAAGATGGGTTTAAAAAAATACGTAGATAAGAAGTATGGAAGACTGGGAAAAAAATCCTGAAAAGTACTTGACAAACCCAGACGGGAGCTATATACTTAATAAAGAAGGTAAACCACGTAAGAAAGGTGGTAGACCAAAGAACTCAGAACTTTCTGATGTACAACTTGCTATAAAAGCTCAAAAGCAATTAGTAAGTAAAAATAAGAAAGTTAAAAAGCTAACGAGACATTTAGCTAAGATAAAAAGAGAAACTGAAGCTGAAGAAAAAGCTTTAACATCTAATGTTTTATCAAAGGAAGATACTAAAGCTCTTCCAGAAGAAATACAAAAGCATTTAGATGATACTGGTTCGCATGTGGCATTTATGCCTAATGATGGACCACAAACAGATTTCTTAGCTGCATCCGAAAAAGATGTTTTATACGGTGGTGCAGCAGGTGGGGGAAAGAGCTTTGCAATGGTTATCGACCCACTAAGGTATTGCCACATTGGTGCTCATAGAGCATTAATACTAAGAAGGTCAATGCCAGAGCTTAGGGAGCTTATAGATAAATCTCGTGAACTGTACCCAAAAGCATTTAAGGGTGCTAAGTTCAAAGAAGTAGAGAAGCTATGGCAATTCCCTAGCGGAGCTAAGATAGAGTTTGGATTTTTAGAAAGAGATGCAGACGTATATCGTTATCAAGGTCAAGCATATAGTTGGATTGGTTTTGATGAGATTACGCATTTACCAACAGAGTTTGGTTGGAATTATCTAGCATCTAGGTTAAGAACAACAGACCCAGAGCTACCAACATTTTTGCGATGTACAGCAAACCCCGGAGGAGTTGGAGCACAATGGGTTAAAAAGAGATACGTTGACCCGTCTGATGAAAATAAAACTTTCGTTGGTACAGACGGTTTAACAAGGAAGTTTATTCCAGCAAGATTACAGGATAACCCGTTTCTTGCAGAGGATGGCGAGTATGAACGCATGTTACTTTCTTTACCTCCAGTACAGCGTAAGCAGTTACTTGAGGGTAATTGGAATATAAGTGAAGGTGCAGCGTTTGCAGAATTTGAACCCGACATCCATGTTATAACACCTTTTGAAATACCTACATGGTGGGAAAGATTAAAAGGCATTGACTACGGATACGCTTCTGAGAGTTGTTGCTTATGGGCTGCGATTGACCCCGAAGACAAGACCATCATCATATATAGAGAGTTATACGAAAAAGGTCTTACAGGGGAAGCTCTCGGTGATAAGATAACAGACTTAGAAATGAGTGAAGTTAAGTCAATAGGTGGTGTATTAGATACAGCAGCATGGTCTAGAACTGGTTATACTGGTCCAACGATAGGTGAAATACTTATCCAAAAAGGACACAAGTTAAGACGAGCAGACAAAAATAGATTAGCTGGTAAGATTCAAATACACGAACATTTGCGACAAGATAGGAGTACCGGTAGACCTAGATTGCAAATATTAAGTACATGTACGAATTTAATAAAAGAATTACAAAGTCTGCCTTTATCGAAGAGTAATCCTGAGGATGTGGATACTCATTCATCTGACCATGCTTACGATGCATTGCGTTACATGATTATGAGTAGACCTAAATTAGACCATCCATATGACAGGATGCTGCAGATTAAAACAAGGATGTACCAACCATCTGACGAAACATTTGGGTATTAATGGCAGAAAACGACAATACATTTTTAAGTGCTGATAACATCTACGAAGAAGTAGAAGGTGAAGCAGGTAAAACTTTAAATCTTGAAGATGACCAACGTATTAATTTAGTTGGTATTGTTCAATCACGTTTTGCTCAAGCTGAAACAGCTAGAGACTCAGATGAAAGACGTTGGCTTAGAGCATACGAAAACTATCGTGGTTTGTATGCAAAATCCATAAAGTTTAGAGAATCAGAAAAGTCTAGAATATTTGTTAAGATAACTAAGACAAAAGTTCTAGCAGCTTTTGGACAATTAGTAGATGTTATCTTTGGTACCGGTAAATTTCCAATAGGCATAGCAGAAACTAAAATCCCAGAAGGCGAAAAAGAACACGCATACTTAGATACCCAGAATCCTAATCCCGGTTTAGAAACAACCATGCCTGATAATATAGGCAATAGATTAGAAGATGAACCAGTAGAAAGTATTTATGATGTTGGTTTTGAGGGTGATGGTAAAGTATTAAAAGCAGGAGCTACTTTAGGCACAGGCATGTTTGAAGATAGCTTAGAAGAACAAGCAGAACAATTAGGGTTAAAAGAAGGTTTAAGTCCTATTCCACAAAACTTAGAATTATCTCCAGCACAAAAGTCTGCGAGAAGAATGGAAAAACTTATCCATGACCAAATAGAAGAATCTAATGGGTCATCAGAGATAAGAAGTGCATTACTAGAGTCTGCACTATTAGGAACAGGTATTGTTAAAGGTCCATTTAATTTTAATAAAAGATTAAATAACTGGTCAATGAATGAAGAAGGTGAAAGAGAATATTCACCATTAGATGTTAGAGTTCCTAGAATAGAGTTTGTTAGTTGTTGGGATTTTTACCCAGACCCTGCAGGTACAAGTATAGAGGAATGTGAATACGTAGTTCATCGTCATAAAATGAACAAAAGTCAATTAAGGCAACTAAGAAATATGCCTTACTTTGATAAAGATGCTATTCGTGAATGTATCCGTATGGGTGCTAATTACGAAGAAAAAGATTTTGAATATCAGTTAAAAGATGATGCACAGATAGAGGATTACTCTTCTAACTTTGAAGTCTTAGAATACTGGGGAATCATGGATGCTGAATATGCTCGTGAAGTGGGCATGGATTTAGATGATAGTATTGATGATTTAGATGAGGTACAAATCAATGCATGGATATGTGGTGATAAATTACTAAGAGCAGTAATTAATCCATTTACTCCATACAGAATACCTTACAACGCTTTTCCATACGAAAGAAACCCTTATAATTTCTTTGGTATAGGAGTAGCAGAGAATATGGATGATTCTCAACAGATTATGAACGGTCATGCAAGAATGGCTATTGATAATCTAGCCTTAGCAGGTTCATTAGTATTTGATGTTGATGAGTCTGCTCTTGTCGGTGGACAGAATATGGAAATATATCCCGGCAAGATATTTAGGAGACAAGCAGGAATGCCCGGTCAATCTATTTACGGATTGAAGTTTCCAAACACTGCACCTGAAAACATGATGATGTTTGATAGATTTAGGCAGTTAGCGGATGAACAAACAGGTATTCCTAGCTACTCTCACGGACAAACCGGTGTACAAAGTATGACGAGAACTGCATCAGGTATGTCTATGTTACTAGGAGCTTCAAGTTTAAATATTAAAACAGTCGTTAAGAATCTTGATGACTTTTTATTAAAGCCACTAGGTGAATCTTACTTTCAATGGAACATGCAGTTCTTTGAAGGTAGCATTGATGTGGCTGGTGATTTAGAAGTTAAAGCTACTGGTACGAATAGCTTGATGCAGAAAGAAGTTAGAAGTCAAAGACTTACTATGTTCTTACAAACTGCACAAAGTCCAGCTATCGCACCATTTGTTAAAATATCTAAATTGGTTAGTGAACTTGCCTATAGCTTAGACTTAGACCCAGAGGAAATATTAAATGACCCTGAAGAAGCAGCTATCATGGCACAGATAATAGGAATGCAGAATGCTGGACAAACAACAGGCGAAGAGACTGAACCCGATAGTCAACAGCCCCCAATGGGAGGACTTCAAGGAGTACCTCAAGGACCGCAAGAACTTGGAGTTACAGGCACTGGCGGTGGCAACATCGGAATCGGAAATGTTCCGGTTGCAGGGGAGGATAACTTCTCTGGGAATGTTGGAGGAGCTGCCGGAGAAGGTTAAAGAAGCACTAACTAGGATAGAGGAATAATATGAAAAGTATGTTAAGAGATGACCCAGATAGAATGGCTATGCTAACAGGTGGTCAAACTAAACTTGATGCTAATAAAGATGGTGATATTAGTGCTGAAGATTTCAAAATGCTTAGAGAAGAAAATAAAGAAGAAAGAGAAGAAATGCAAGAAGGCGGCATGATGATGATGATGGAAGAAATACCACAAGAAATGCCACAAGAAATGCCACAAGAGATGCCACAAGAAATGGATGAGCAAATGAAAAAAATGCTCATGGAAGAAGAACAAGTTCCTGATGATGAAATGGAAGAGGACTATTTAGACTTCATAATTAATGAAGCTCTAACACCACAAGAAGAAGATTTTTTAGTAGACCAGTTAAGAAACAACGATGAACTTAGCGAAATATTTGATAAAGTTATTGAAGTTGCTTCAGAGTTTACAGGCTCAGGTCCAGTAGAAGGACCGGGCACAGAGGTTTCTGATTCGATACCTGCAAGGTTATCGGATGGAGAGTTTGTCTTTACTGCAAAAGCTACAGAGCAAATCGGAGTAGATAAATTAATGTCTATGATGAAAGAAGCTGAAGCTGCTGCAGACGAAAGACAAGGAATGCAGGAAGGGGGAGTACTAAGTGAGACTACGACTACAACTCGTAGATTCTCTGACCCAACTCAAGTTGAGGATGAGGAAGAAGTCATGCAAGACGAAAAAACCATCCAAGACATGAGAGGTACTAACCCAAGAATGCAATAGGAGTAAAGCTACCCGAGTAATCGGCACTTTACATTAAATCAACTTTGAAAGGCTACCTTTACAAGACAAGCCCTGCAAGTGCACACCGCAGCTACCTTGTTAAACGAAGCCCTGAGTAGGAGGTAAGAAAATGACTGAAGAAGTCTTAAAAGAAGGACAGCCAAATCCTTATAATTTACAAAAATCTTGGCATACTGGAGAGGATAAACCTTTTCAATCGGCTGAACAGCTTTACTTTGAAGACCCGTCTGAGAAGAATAAATTATTCAAATCAAGCGATGTTAACGAAGCAGAGCAAGAAGGCAACGTAGAAGTTAATAGTTTGGATGCACCTAAGGATGAACCTTATAAAAAACCAGACTATAAGAAACGCTACGATGACTTGAAAAGACATTATGATAGCAAACTCAATGAGTTTAAACAGAGAGAAGAAGAGTTAATTAAACAGGCAGTGCCTGAATATAGAGCTCCGAAAACTCCAGAAGAACTTGAAGAGTTTAAAAAAAGTTATCCTGATGTTTTTGAAGTTGTAGAGACAGTTGCTCACATGCAAAGCGAATCTAAGGCAAAAGTTCTAGAAGAACGTCTTAGTAAACTCCAAGAAAGAGAGCAAGAAATATCTCAACAAGAAGCTGAAAAAAGGTTAAGAGAAAGACATCCTGATTTTGATGATATTAGAAACAGTGATGATTTTCACAAATGGGCAAAAGAACAGCCTTCATCTATCCAAGGCTGGATATATGATAACGCTGACGATGCCGACCTAGCCAGTAGAGCTATTGATTTATTTAAACGTGATTTGGGAATTGATGTTCCTGAGAAGATAACTAAGTCATCTTCTAAGACTAAATCGGCTGCTGATATGGTATCTACAAAAACAACTGCTGTAGAACCTAAATCAGAAAAGATTTGGTCGGAAAAGGAGATTGCTGCTATGAGCATAGATGAGTTTGATAAATACGAAAGTGAAATCAGCGAAGCTATGCAACAAGGCAGAATCGTTAAATAAACTATAAACACAAAGGAGTATTATCATGGCTCAATTTTTTGAACCAAGTACTGATACTGATGCTAACTTTGCAAACTCCGTAAGTGGACAAACTAATAGTTTTTTCCTACCTAAGATTTACTCGAAAAAGGTATTAAACTTTTTCAGAAAAGCCTCGGTAGTTGAAGCTATTACTAACACCGACTATGCCGGTGAGATTTCTGCTTTCGGAGACTCAGTTAGGATTATTAAAGAACCTGTTATTTCAGTTTCTGATTACACAAGAGGTTCTGACACTACGCAAACAAAGTTAACCGACCAAGAGATATCTTTGGTTGTAGATAGTGCAAAGGCTTTCAAATTCATCGTAGATGATATTGAAACTAATATGTCACACGTTAACTTCAAAGAAGTTGCTACTTCATCTGCTGCATATGCATTGAGAGATTCATATGATGCTGCTGTAATTGCAACTATGTTCTCTGGAGTTTCTACATCTTCACCTGACCACGTTCTAGGTGCTGATGCATCTGCTGCTACTCAAACTATGGGTCAGCATCAAGGTGGTTCTAACGCTATCGACCTTACAGGTTCTGATGGTACTGGAACTGACCCATTAGACGTGATGTCATTTATGGCTAAGCTACTAGATGAGCAAAGCATACCTGAAGAAGGAAGATGGTTCGTTGCACCGCCTTCATTCTACAATGAACTTGCACAATCTGGTTCTAAGCTTTTAAGCGTAGACTTTAACGCAGGTCAAGGCTCTATAAGAAATGGTCTTGTGTCTAGTGGTAAACTAAGAGGATTTGACATGTACAAATCTAATAATGTTGCTGCTGCTAGTACAGCTACTGGCAAAATTATGGCTGGTCACATTTCTTCTACTGCAACTGCTCAAACTATCATCTCAACTGAGGTCTTAAGAGACCCTAGTTCTTTCGGTGATATCGTAAGAGGATTGCATGTATACGGAGCTAAGGTTTTAAGACCTGAAGCTTTAGTATCAGCTTTCTACACAGTAGACTAATAAAACTGGGGGAGTCTTCGGACTCCTCCTTTTTTTAAGGAGAGATTATGAAACACAACGAACAAAACTTACAAGGTAATCCAAAGCCTAGTGGTAACATTTCTTATTACGATTCTATTCATTCAAAAGAAGAGATGTGTAAAGAAATGGTAGGTTACAACACTATGAAATTCAAATACGAAGAAAACAAAGGAGAAAAATAATGGCTGGACACAAACCAATGGAAAAGAAAAGAAAAAAAATGATGTACGGTAGAACACCTATGAAAAAAGGTAAGATGATGAGATATGGATTGAATGACGGTGGACCTGCTGTAATGGCATCAATGGAAAATCAAAAACCTAACTAAACATGAAAGTAGATGCACCAAAAGGTTATCATTGGATGAAGTCTGGTAAAAGCTACAAACTAATGAAAGACCCTAAAGGCGGTTACAAAGCTCACAAAGGAGCTAGTAAAAAAGCTTCTTTTGAGATTCAAAAAATACATAGTAAATAATGGCTAAAACATTCTTAACTCTGACGAATGAAGTCCTCAGAGAGTTGAATGAAGTTGTATTGACTTCATCAAACTTTGGAGACGCTACAGGCATACAAGCGTTTGTCAAAAATTCTATTAACAAATCTATAAACGATATTGCTAATGAAGAACCACAGTTACCTTTCTTTTCGGCAGGTGCTAGTGGTGAGACAGACCCTTTTTATGGTAATACAACTGTAGCAACTACTGCAGGTACTAGATGGTATCTGTTAAAAGATGGTAGTAGTGACATTACTTCAGACTTTGCATCAATAGATTGGGATGATTTTTACATCACAACTATTAGTGTCTCTGGAGAATCAGCACCGTTTGTTTCAAAAGGGTTAAGATTTTTAACATTAGATGAGTGGACTAGGTATTACAGAGATAGTGAGAATAGTGATGATGCATCAACTCAAGCTTATGGAGAGCCTGTTTATGTAATACGTAGTCCAGACCATAGAAAGTTTGGGCTAAGTCCTATACCTGACAAAGTTTACAACGTACATTTTTATGGCTACAACAAGCCTACAGAACTATCAGCGTTTAGTGACACTATAGTTCTACCAGACCAATATGCAAATGTAATAACAGCTAGAGCTAGATATTATGTTTGGCAGTTTAAAGAAAGTCCTCAACAAGCTGCTTTTGCATTAGAAGATTATAAAAAAGGCATGAAGCAAATGAAGTCTAATCTGATAAATCCACAACCAAAATATATGTCAGATGATAGAACATATTTTTAGGAGATATAAATGACAACTAAAATACCTGCAGAATTATCAAGTACACCAAGCATTGTCGATAATGGCAATAGCACAGCCGTTACCATTGACTCATCAGAAAGAGTAGGAATTTTACAAGGTTCTCCTACTTCTAATTTACATATAGGAGCATCAGGAAACGATGCAAAAAGAGAATTAAGAATAGACGGAACTAATGGCTCTGGTCAAACTTTTGGATTTATTACTGAAGCTGATGGAGAAAATGGCAGAGTGTCTTTTAAAGTTGGTCAATCTAATGCTACTCCTGCACAAAAATTAATGATACATCCTGATGGTGGTATTTGTTTTGGCTCTGACACAGCAGCCGCAAATGCCTTAGATGATTATGAAGAAGGCGATTGGCAAGCAACGCATGGCGGTAATAATATGACTGGTGATGGTAAATATGTAAAAGTTGGCGGTTTAGTTTTTGTACAAGGTGACTGGACTTCTGCAACAGGTTCTTCATCAACTTTTAGAATAGGTGGGTTACCATTTACAGTTAATAGCACTTTACATAGTGCTTGGCATGTTGGTTATGAAACTTCTAGTAATAGTATTACAGGCGGTTATATGGCTTCTGGTCAATCTTATTTTGATAGTGTACAAGCAGGTGGTACTGGATTTGTAAATTTAAATGCAGGGGAAAGAATTATTATGTTTGGAACTTATTTTACAACTCAATAAAAGGAAATAATTATGGCAATAACAAAAGAAACAGTAGTAGATAAAATTGAAGTTCTTGAAATGGGGGAACTAGGTATTAGAACTGCTACAGTAATAAAAGAAGATGGCACAGAACTTAACAGAAGTTTTCATCGTCATGTCTTAGCACCTAGAATTAAATCAGGTGATACTTGGGGTGATACTGACATATCTGGTGAAGATGCTAGAGTACAAGCGATTGCAAATGCAACTTGGACTGATGATGTTAAGTCAGCGTATGAAACATTTATTGATTCTCAAGAAACTTTATAAAATAAATGGCTAGAAGTCAACCATACGGTTTTGCATGTTCAGGAGGATTAGTAGATAGTGCTAATCGTTTTGATTTGTTTAAAGCTCCCGGAGTAGCAACTACACTAAGAAACTTTGAAGTTGCTGTAGAGGGTGGTTATAGAAGAATAAATGGTTATAGTTTATTTGGTGGTGGTAGTTCTGCTAGACCTAACTCTTCTAATCAGATATATGGATTGTTTGTTTATGCTGATGGAGTAATAGCTGCAGGTGGTAGTAATATTTATTTTAGTCAAACTGGAACTAGTTGGTTACAAATAAATAAAGCAAGTGTAGCAAGTAGTGGTGATAATCATACTGCATTTACAGGTAGAAGTGCACTTAGTTTAACATCACCAGCTCAGTATAGTTTTGCATTATATGAAGGTACATCTATTTATGGTGACTTAGTTATGACAGATTCAAGTGGTAGTAATAAACCATTTTTATTTAAGATGACTGGTACAGATTCAGATATTACCAACAGAACATTTTTTGCTAGTCAGATAACAATAAGCGGTAGTACAACTGCAAAGTTTTGTACAATACACGGAAGACGCTTAGTAGTTGCAGGAGACCCGTCAACACCAAACACAGTTTACATAAGTGCTGTTAATGACATAGATGATTTTACTGGTGGAGTCTCAATAACATTAGAAGACCAAATAGTAGGTCTAAAAAGTTTCCGTAACGAATTATTTATATTTTGTAAAAACTCTATCTTTAAATTACAAAATGTTGACAACTCATCAGCTCTACAAGTTGTACCAGTTACTAAAAACGTGGGTTGTTTAGATGGACAGAGTATTCAGGAATTTGGCGGTGACCTAATCTTTTTAGCTCCAGATGGATTAAGAACAGTTGCCGGTACAGCAAGAATTGGAGATGTGGAGCTAGGCACAATAAGTAAAGCTATTCAGCCACAAATAAAACAGATAGCAGATAACATTGACACTTTTACAATTAGTAGTGTCGTATTAAGAGATAAGTCACAGTACAGATTATATTACGGTAAGTCTAGTCAAAGTGACTTAATACAAGAAGGAATTATAGGAACACTAAGACCTGAAGGTTGGCAGTGGTCAGAAACAAGAGGTATCGAAGCTCCGGCAGTTGCTTCTGGTTTTACAAACACTGGAGTTGAGAAAGCATTTCATGGTGACTTTGCAGGGTATGTTTACAACCATGATACAGGTAACTCATTTAACCCTGCAGGAACTGAAAGCGATATAGATGCTCAGTATACAACACCTGACATTGATTACGGTGATTTAGGTATGCTAAAAACTTTACAGTATCTAAAAATATCTTTTAGTCCAGAGAATGATGCTACACCAACAATTAGGGTTAGATACGATTTTGAAAGTACAGATACACCACAACCTGCTGATATTAGTTTAGGAACTGTACCGTTACCATCACTTTTTGGTAGTGCTGTACTTAATAGTAATACTTTTGGTGCAGGAGAACATCCAACAGTAAGAACAGCATTAACAGGAAGTGGACATAGTAATAATTTTAGTATTTTTACAAAGAACACAAATCAACCGTACATTATAAACGGTTTGTACATAGACTACGTACCGTCAGGAAGGAGATAATAAATGGCTCAAAACTACACTAGACAAAGTTCATTCAGTGATGGGGATACTATTACTGCTGCGTTATTTAATAACGAGTACAATCAATTAGTAAACGCATTTGCCTACTCATCCAGTAGTGCAAGTTCTACAGGTCACAGACACGATGGTAGTGCTGGACAAGGTGGTAACATATTTAAGATTGGTGACTTAGACTTTTTAAACAAAATAGAAGTTGACAGTACAAATAATAGATTAGGATTTTATGTAGAAGTTTCATCTTCAGCAGTAGAACAAATAAGAGTACAAGATGGTGCTTTAGTACCTGTTACAGATAGTGATGTTGATATAGGTACAAGTTCTTTATACTTTAAAGATGCATTTATAGATAGCATAACTACAACAGGTAATGTATCTGTAGGTGGTAATTTAGATGTTACAGGAACAATAGACTTTAGTGATTCTGCAATTACTAATGTGGGCAGTATTCAATTAGACAGTATCGCAGGTGATGCTGATTCTAATACTTCAATAACTTTTAGTGGCTCTGATGTTATAACCATAGCTGCTGGAGGAGATAATCAAGTTACCTTTACTAATGGAGCTATTGTACCTTCTACAGATAATGATATAGATTTAGGTACAAGTTCAGTAGAATTTAAAGATGCTTTCTTTGATGGCACAGTAACTACTGATGCCTTAGTAGCTGATACTGCAGATATAAATGGTGGTACTGTAGATGGTGCTATTATAGGTGGTTCAAGTGCAGCAGCTATTACAGGTACAGCAATTACAGGTACAAGTTTTGTTATAGGTTCTGCAGATATTAGTGAAGCAGAATTAGAAACTATAGATGGTGTTACTGCTGGTACAGTTGCAGCTAGTAAAGCTGTAGTTGTTGATAGTAATAAAGATATTGGTAGCTTTAGAAATGTAACACTAACTGGTGAGTTAGATGCAGCTACTTTAGATATATCTGGTGATGTAGACATTGATGGTACTTTAGAAACTGATGCACTTTCTATAAACGGTACAGCAGTCACAAGTACTGCAGCCGAACTAAACATTCTTGATGGTGTTACATCAACTGCAGCAGAAATAAATGCACTTGATGGAATTACATCAACAGTTGCAGAATTAAATATTGTAGATGGTGATACATCTGCTACATCTACTACACTTGCAGATGCTGATAGAGTAGTAGTAAATGACAACGGTACTATGGTACAAGTTGCCTTGACAGACTTTGAAACTTACTTTGAGTCTGCCCTTGATACACTTTCTAATGTTACAACTGTAGGAGCACTAAACGCAGGTAGCATTACAAGTGGCTTTGGAGCTATAAACAATGGCTCATCTGCTATTACAACTACAGGTACAATTACTTACGGTTCTTTATCAGATGGTACAATAACTGTTACAGCTTTTGTAGATGAAGATGACATGTCTTCAAACTCTGCAACGCTTATACCAACTCAACAATCTGTTAAAGCTTATGTAGATACACAACTAACTGCAGAAGACTTAGATGTAACAACTGATAGCGGAACTATTGCGATTGACTTAGATAGTGAAACTTTAACTATTGGTGGTACATCTAATGAAATAGAAACATCTGCTACAGGTAATGCAGTAACTATAGGTATACCGGCTGCTGCTCAGATTACAACTTCACTAGGAGTTGGTGGTGGTTCTACTAATGGAGTACAGATTTCTCAAGGTGCTATCTCTATTAAGAATGGTGGTGCACAGTCATACATAGATTTTTATTGTGAGTCTTCAAATGCTCACTACACAAGATTACAAGCTGCAGCACACTCAGCTTACTCTGGAAATGTTACTGTAACTTTACCTGCAACAGCAGGAACACTTGCTTTAACTTCAAGTAGCATTACAGGTAATGCAGCAACTGCTACAGCATTAGCAAGTGCAAGAACTATTCATGGTGTATCTTTTGATGGAACAGCTAATATAGACTTAACAGAAGTTGTTCAAGATACAGTAGGAGCTATGTTTTCAAGTAATACTGAAACAGGTATTGCAGCTACTTACGAAGATGGTGATGGTACTATAGACTTAGTTATAGGTTCTGGTGTTATTACTAATGCTATGTTAGATGGTTCTATAGCTAATGCAAAACTAGCTAACTCTAGCATAACAGTAACTGATGGTTCTAATTCAACAGCTACTGCATTAGGCGGTACAATTACATTCTCAGGAACTTCTAATGAAGTCGATGTTGCAGAAAGTTCTGGAACAATTACAATAGGATTACCTAATGATGTAACAGTTGGTAATAATTTAACAGTCTCTGGAAACTTAACAGTTTCTGGTACAACTACACAGACTGGTCCAATAGTATCTGATGATAACTTCACAGGGCTTTTAAATTCTAACTCGGCTAACTCAAGTGACTTTGGATTCTTTGGTAAGTATGTAGAGTCAAGCACTACTAAGTATGCAGGATTATTCTTTGATGCTTCTACAGATAATACTTTTAGATTATTTACCGATACACAAACAGAACCGGCTGCTACAGTAAATACAAGTGCTACTGGTTATGCTGCTGCTAATTTAATTACTGCAGGAATAACAGCTACTACAGGTACATTCTCAGGTGCTGTTTCAGGTACTACAGGTACATTCTCAGGTGCTGTTTCAGGTACAACAGGTACATTCTCTGGAGACCTAGCAGTAGATACTAATGTTTTAAAAGTTGATACTTCTAATAATAGAATTGGTGTTAATCAATCTTCACCAACAGTTTCAATAGATGCTGGTTCAAATACAGATGCAATTTTAATTCCTGTAGGAACGACTGCACAAAGACCAACTGGAGCAGCAGGACAATTTAGATATAACTCAACTACTGGTGGTTTTGAAGGTTATACAGATTCATGGGGTGCTATTGCCGGTAGTGGTGGTAGCGGTGGTAGTTCTTCTACTTTTGCTAAGAATACTTTTGCAGGAGATGGCTCTACTACAGCCTTTACTTTAACTACAAGCATGACTAACGAAGATGGTCTTATTGTATTTATAGACGGTGTTTATCAGGCAGATAATGTTTATACAGTTTCAGGAACTACCCTTACTTTTGCAACTGCACCTGTCAACGGTAGAGTCATAGAAGTCTTTCAATTAGAGGGCGGTATTGTTGGAGTTGCTCCAGTAATTGCTACTATGACTGGTGATGGCTCAGATACTACTTTAGCTTTAGGTACTAGCCCTAGTTCAGAAAATCAAACATTTGTAACTATTGATGGTGTTGTTCAACATAAAGACACTTATTCAATCTCAGGTAGCACACTAACATTTAGTGCTGCTCCTCCTAATGGTACTTCAGTAGAAGCTGTTATATTTAACAATGTAAGTGTTGCAACTTTCCAAGATGCAGATGGTGACACTAAGATTCAGTTAGAAGAAAGCACTGACGAAGATAAGATTAGGTTTGATACTGGCGGTACTGAACGCATGATTATTGATGGTGTGAATATTGGAATAGGAACTTCAAGTCCTGCAAGCAATCAAGGTTTTGCAAAAACAGTAGAAATAAGTGACGCAGGGGCAACAACTGGTCCTGATTTGATGCTTACAAACCCAACAGCAGGAACAGATGAATTTTTAGGGCAGCTTTCATTTAATCATGCTAACGATGCTTTAGCAGCAATTAACGCTAAAACTGATGGAGCAACTGATTCTGGACATATACAATTTCAAACCCAAGCAGCAAGTGGAGCTATAACAGAAAGAATGCGTATTCAATCTGGTGGTAATGTTTTATTGAATCAAACAGCTACAGCAGACTCAGGCGTTTCCGATGGAAGATTAGAAATTACCAGAGGTAGTCAGCATTGCATTAACTGTCATGTTGCTGGTACTGGTAATTCTACTTTAGTTGCTTTTATAAATGATAATGGTTTTGTTGGTGGTATAAACACTAATGGCTCTGCTACTGTTTTTAACACATCATCAGATGCAAGATTAAAAAATGTTTTAGGAGAAGCTAAAGGTTTAGAAGTTATTAATGCTTTAAATCCAGTAAATTTTGAATGGAAAAAAGATAACAAAATACAAGACGGACTTATAGCACAAGAGGTAGAAAAAATATTTCCTGAAGCTGTTTCAGAACCAGAATTAAAGGGAGAGTGGTATTCAGTAGATTATTCTAAACTGGTAACACCTCTTATAAAAGGTATGCAAGAACAACAAACCATAATAGAAGACTTAAAAGCCCGAATAGAAACTTTAGAGGGAGGAGAATAATATGGCACTTACAAAAGCTTCATTAATTGATTTAAACGGACAAGAGCTTATCTTAGATGCCGATGCAGATACTAGTATTACGGCTGATACTGATGACCAGATAGACATAAAAGTTGGTGGTACTGATACAGTCGTGATTACAGGAGGAGCAATAGCTCTTAAAGGAGCTACTCCAACTCTAACAATAGGTGACGCAGGTGCAGAAGATACTAAGATAGTTTTTGACGGTAATGCACAAGATTACTACATAGGTCTTGATGATTCTGCTGATGATTTAATAATTGGTAAAGGTTCTACAGTTGGTACAACAGCAGCTTTAGTTATTGATGAAGATTTAAATGTTGGAATTGCAAACACAAGCCCAGTAAGCAAATTAGATGTTACACACACAATAACAGCTAATAATGGTGATTCAATAGCAAGCTTTGGAACTAGTGGTTCAGGCGGTTGGGCAAACTCAGCTCACCAAGTAATTATTGGTGGTCCAAGTCTTTCAACTTATACAGGGCTTATTATTTTTTCAGATTCTACTTCTGGAAATGGTCAAATATCTTTTGCAGATGGTAAGGGAGCTAGTGATTCTTGGAGAGGTTCTGTTTCTTATAACCATGCTAATGATTATTTAGCTTTTGCTACAGATGCGGCAGAAAGGATGCGTATTCTTTCTGATGGCAAGGTTGGTATCGGAAAAACTGACCCTAACTATCCTTTAGTTGTAGCAGGTACTAATCCAAAAATACAAATATACGATAGCGATGGTAACGGACAAACAAACTTATATTTTGGAGACTCAGGTAGTAACTTAGCAGGATTTGTAATTTATCAACATAGCGATAATAAAATGAGGTTTGGTACAAACGCAACGGATGCATGGGAAATAAACTCAGACGGATATTTTCTTCCTGACGGAAATAATAGTAAAAATATAGGTAGCACTTCGGAAAGAGTATCGGTTTTATTCACATCAAATGCAGTAAGTGTATCGGACCGAACCTTAAAAACAAATATACAAGATTGTGATTTAGGTCTTGATTTTATAAATACTTTACAACCTAAATCTTATAAAAATTTACTAGATACAGACACACCTTTGCCCACAGACCATATAGATTACAATAAGAAACACTATGGCTTAATTGCACAAGATTTAAAAGACGGTTCACTAAGTGATTCAGTTTGTGGCACTAAAGACGGTGAATACAGTCTTGCTTATAATGATTTGATTGCTCCAATCATAAAAGCATTACAAGAGGCAGATGACAAAATAGAAGCTCTTACTGCCCGAATAACAACTTTAGAAGGAGAATAAAATGGCAATATCATACACATGGGATGTAAGTACAGTTGACACTTACCCTACAAAAGATTCTAAGTCCGATGTAGTGCATAATGTTCACTGGCGATTAAAAGCGACTGATGACACTAACAAAGAAACTATTGATGGAGTAGAAGTCAATATCACATCGGAAGTTTACGGTAGTCAATCAGTAGACACTTCAGACTTATCAAGCTTCAAAGCCTTTGCAGACTTAGCAGCAAGCGATGTGCAAGGTTGGGTTGAAGCAGCTTTAGGAGCTGATGAAGTTACTGCAATGAAAGCTAGTCTTGATGCTAACATAGCTGCAAAGATTACACCTACATCTGTCACTAAAACTATAGGATAAGTAAATGGAGTTTACTCCTGATATATTTTGGAATATAATAATCACTCTAGTATTAGCTCCAATATTATATAGTATTAGACAGAACACAACTGAAGCTAAACGTTTAGACATCCTATTAAATAAAACTCGTGAGGAACTTGCGAGAGACTATGTTACTAAAAATGAACTAAGAGATGACATGGAAAATCTTATGATTAGACTCGAAAAACTTGATGAGAAGATAGATAAACTATTTGAACTAAGGTAATACAATGGCAAAGAAAAAGAAGACTAGAAAAAAAGCTAGAACTGCAAATCGTTTGGATTATACCAAAGGCGGTAGAGTAGGTTATCGACCCGGAGGTAGAGTTCCCGGAGAACCAACTGAAGAAGAGATACAAAGAAATATAGAGGAACGTGAAGAAGGAGGCACTAGTTCTTCTTTTTTAAATCAAGTTGCCGATACTGTTCAAGACTCTGTAACATCTCAAGACTCTGAAACACCTACACCAACAGTTCAAACTTCTGCAGATGTAGAGACTCGTAGACAAGAACTAGCTGAACAAGCTATGCAACCAGTTGAATCTTTTAAACCTCAAACTATAGGAGAAGTTGTTGGTCAAGAGGCTATGGAAGCTGCAGTCCTAAAAGGTGAAGGAACTCAAATAGCTGAAGAAGATGTTACAAAAGTTTCTGGTACTCTTATAGATACTCCAGAAAAACAAGCAGTAAGTTTAATAGATGAAGCTCCACAAATAGCTGCACCAGAACAGATTCAAGCTCCAACTGTAGAAGCTGTTCAAGCTGGAGTAGCTGAGGTAGATGCTGCTACTGGTGAAGTCAGACCAGAGGCTTTGGTTGAAAAAACAGATGTTACTAGAGTTGAGCCTATTGAAGGTGCTGAAGTTGAAATTAAAGAAGGAGCTATAGCTGAAAGATTAGAAGCTCAAATGAGTCCTGAAGCTATTGCAGAAGCTGCAGAAGTAAGTGGACTAGATGTTAGAAGAGTTACTAGAGCTAAAGAAGAATTAAGAAATGCAGGTATAGATGATTTAACTATTTCTCAGTTAGGTAATGACCCTAAAGCTCTTGAAGAAGCTTTAATGGAACTAACTGATGAAGAAAGAGGTTTAGTAGCTGGATTACCTGAAGAAGCCTTAGTTAGTAATCAAATGGATACTTTACTAAAAGGTATTGAAGAGGGTGAGATTCCTGCATGGGCTAGACCTGCTGTAGCTGCTGTAGAAGCAACATTAGCTGCTAGAGGATTGAGTGCTTCTAGTGTTGGTAGAGATGCTTTACTTAATACTATTATTCAATCTGCAATACCTATAGCTCAAAGTAATGCTACTGCTATTCAAAGGTCTATACAACAAGAAAGAGGCATAGAAGCTCAAGTAGCTATAGAAGATGCTAAATTTAGACAACAAACTGCCTTAACTAATGCTAATAATGTATTTAGATTAGACTTAGCTCAGTTTAGTGCAGACCAGCAAACTAATTTAACAAACAGTAGATTTTTACAAACTGTAAGTATTACTGAAACAAATAACGAACAACAAGCTACATTACAAAATGCTGCTTTATTATCTCAAGCTAACTTAGCAGAGGCTAATTTAGACCAACAAAGATTAATTAAGAATGCTCAAGCTTTTATGCAAATGGATTTAGCTAATCTTAATAATGAACAACAAGCAAGTATTATAAAAGCACAAAATGAACAACAAGCATTGTTAAGTAATCAAGCTGCTGAAAATGCAACTAGACAAATTAATGCTAGAAATGAACTACAAGTACAAGAATTTATGGCTAGTTTAGCTGTCGATATAGATAAAGTTAATGCTGTAAACATGTTAGCTATGAAAGAGTTTAATGCTAATGCTCTAAACGTAGCTGCATCTAGAGATGCTGATAGAGAATTAGAGGTTGCTAAATACAATGCAATGACTCGTAATCAGATAGAACAATTTAATGCTGCAGTAGATAATAATAGATTAGAGTTTAATAAAAAGAATAGTTTACTTATAGAACAATCTAATGTTGAGTGGCAAAGACAAATTAATACTGCTGAGACTGCTGCTACTAATGCCTCAGTTGAAATGGAAGCTAAGATGAACTTTGATTTAACTGCTCAAGCACAAGCTAGTTACTGGCAAGATATGAGAGACCAAGCTAGTTTTGTATTTGACAAACAATTAGCTGACCAAAGTATAGCTGCTAAATTAACTTCAGAGTTCTTAGCAGGACAATACAATGATAAAGAGGCTATGAATAAAGCACACGAGATTATGAAAAATATGATAAATAAATTAACAGAAATAGAGGTTACATAATGTTTTCTAGTTTATTTAAAGGAGTAGGTAAAGCTGTAAAAGGTGTTGTAAAAGGTGTTAAAAAAGTTGTTAAGAAAACAGCAGACTTCACCAAGAAAGCTTTGAAGAATAAATATGTAAGAGCAGGTCTTTTGATAACTGCTGCGGTAATGTTACCGGGAGCCATAGCAGCAATAGGTCCCGCATCAGGAGCTTTAGCTATGGGTACTTTAGGAAGTGGTGCATTAGTTGGTGGAATAATAGGTGCAGGAACTGGAGTTTTAGCAGGTAAAAAACCTAAAGAATGGTTAGCCTCTGGAGCCATAGGTGCTGCTACAGGTGCTGCTTTTGCTAAGATTAGCCAATCAGTAAAAGGTATTTCTAATCTTGAGGCAATGGAAAGGGGGCAAGTTGCTAGAGTAAAAACTTTAACTACAGCAATAGAGGAAGGTAAAAAGATTCCGGGAATACAAGATTTAAACGAAGCTTTACAAAATCAACAAGATGTTGCTGCTTCTTTTACAGAAAATGTTAAAGTTGCTGATGTTATAAAAGAACAAGCAAAAAATTCATTATCTAATGTAACTTCAGGTTCTGAAAATACTGACAATCCTTTTGATTGGAAAGAAGCTGCTACACAAGCAGGTATTACTGCTGGAGTACAAACAGGAGTTGGGGTTGTCCAACAACAAATAGCTGATGCTACTACTGATGAACCTGTTACTTTTGGAAGCAGAGGAGTAAATAATATGTTTGATAGTTACCGTAGAGGAGTTGCTCAACTTACCGGTAACTACTTAGCTTCTGGAATGTCTTCTGGAAGTAACACTGCTCAGATTTATGGAGACTTAGTAAACAGTTTAGCTTATGGAAACGGAACAGCAGACTACGGACAAATGGCAGGAGTAAGTTTACTTAATGGTGTTGAAGTTCCGGGTCTACAATATACGGTGTAATAAATGTCAAAGAGAATAAAGCCTATAGTAAGTTCATCTCCTAGTGGTGCTGCACTACAATTAGTAGATGAATTAGAAAATAAAAATATAACGCTTGAAGAATTTTTAGGAGATTCTTTAGGTAAAACTTTAGATGAGGAGCCAGTTCCTTTAGTTAATGAAGCTGACCCTATTAATGAAGCTGATAACTACGATGCTATAGCTAAACATCTAACAGAAACTCAAAAGATTCCGGGAGCTTCTTTAGTAAGAAGTCCTGATAAACCTAGACCTTTTGAAAGACCTCCTAAATATGTAAACCCTAACGATGCTAAGGATGCTTTGTTTGCAACTATGTCAGAACCAGAGGTAGCTAAGTCTATTGTTGACTTATTAGGCATGGGAGTACCTGCAGTAGAGATTGGTAGTTTAATGACTTTCAAAGGCTTTTTAGATGGTGCTTATAATCCTAATGTTGCTTTACTTATAGCAGAACCTGCAACATTTTTTGTGATGGCTTTAGGAAACAAAGCAAACATAGAATATAAAATAGAACAAGATGACTCTGATTTAGAAGAGGGTGATAATTTAGACAAAATGTTCTTTGATGAAGTAAATAGAAATGGTGGTATAGAAAAACTTCAAAGTATGATAGCTAAAAAAGAAGTTAGTGAAAAACCAATACCACAAGAAATCTTAAAAGAGGTTGAAGAAAGAGTAGAGCCTTCTAGTTTGTTAGCTAGGCAAGAACAACCAAACCCTGATAGTTTATTAAGTAGAGGATAATATGGCAAAGAAAATTGATTTAGGTTCAAGCCTTCTTGATTATAAAGGAAGTGTTTTTGGTAGTGATTTAAAACAACAAGACAGAAATAAATTTGTTGGTTTTGCAAATCAGTTTTTAGATAAATTTATGAGTGACTTTTTAATAAATATTCCTGCTACTCAAAAGAAAGAGTACATAACAACTAATCTTAATAATGAAACATTTAACAATAAAATGTATGAGGCTAATCAGGAACAAAAATTAAGAAATGTAACTCAAAGACAAAAAGAAATAGACCTTATTAATTCTTCTGAAAATAGAACAGAAGGTGTTGAAAAAATAGTATTAAATAATTTTTACAATACTGATGTAGGGCAAAAGTTTAAAGATTTAGGAGGCATTGAAGCTTTCGAAAAAAATCCAGTAGCTAAAAATAAAACTATTGTAGAAGCTTATCAAAACTTTGTTAACTCTGAAGTTGAAAGATTAACTCCTTTTTATGACAAGCTTATTGATGAAAATGTTATATCTGATATTCCTATTAGCGTAGCTAGATTAAGTAATGATAGAAGAAATGCTGTTTTTGCTTCTGTATATGACAAAGCAGATTTATCTTTTGGATTAGAAGGTTTAATTAATTCATCTACAAGAACTAATGCAGGTACTGTAGGTAAATACGAATATTTAGTAGACAAAGCTGAAGAAGAGTTTAATAAATATATTAACAGTGTTAATGAAGTAACAAACTTTGAAACTCTTAAAAACATTGACGAGTTTAAAGAATCTTTATTAGATACTCCATATGTCCCTAATATAATTAGATATAATCCTTTTAAAACAGGAATAGTTAAACGAGAAGCTAATAATAAACTTAGTGATGCTCAAGAGGCTGTTTTTACTGTTACACCAAACTTACAATTAATTAAATTATCAAAAGATGACAAAAATGTTTCTCCAAGTTTGTTAAGTCAGTCTGAATTACAAACACTAAGAGATGACGGTAAGTTTGAAACAGAACTCTTTAACGTAATAGAAGGTTATAATGTTGGTTATTTTTCAGGAAAAATTAAACCCACAGGAGAGTTTCGTGAAAAATATTATGCTGAAATACCCGGACTTGAACAACGTAGTATAGATGAGCCACAAAAAAGAGGTGAAGGCTATGTTGTTAGAAAGAAAATATCAGACAATCAAGGTAATGTTAGTTTTCAAGGAGAAAACATATCTATAGAAAGTGCTTTTGCAAATGATTTACCTATCATAGCAGAGTTTTATAGGCAAAGAGATATAAACCCTACAACTAATAGAGCTCGTAATGAAGGGGTACTTTTTTTCTATGAAAAGATTGCTGCTGACCATTTAATTAAATCAGGAAACATTTATATTAAAGATAATCTTTTATACTATGACAGACCTATGGATGCTTTAGATTTATCAAATGTAAAAGACTTTTCATCAGGTGTTAATGAGTCAGATTATATTAAGTCTTCTATAGGTAAAGCTAAAAATAAAAGCAATGATGTTTTATCTAGTAATGAGTTTTTAAACTCTAGTATTGGATTTAAGATTAATAGTTTAAAACAACAAGTTGGCACTGAAGATAAAATTACAGAACTAGATACGCTAGAAACTCCACAAGAAATAAGTAGAGAGTTTTTAATTAATTTATCTATGCCTCCACAAGAACTAAAAAATAAAATAGTTACTTACGGTAACATGGATTACATGGCTGGTGACCTTAGTGATGACGATAGAGACATGTTGTATGATTCTTATATAAATCAATTTAATCAAGGTCGTGATGATATGTTCTTAAAAACTATTATGTTTAGAAGATAAATATGACAGACTATACAGTACCTAATTTTACTTTCC